TTATCAAATGCCTATTTTTTCATTAATTATAGATACTGTTGATAAATTACTCTTATTCATCTGATGTACATATATATCCATTGTAGTTTTAGCACTGCTGTGTCCTAAGAACATTTGAATGTCTTTTACATTTACATTGCTTTCACATAATATTGTTGCACAGCTATGTCTTAAATCATGAAACCTAATATGTGTTAAATTATGTTTTGCTAAGAACTTCCTAAAACCATTAGTCAAGAACTTAGGTTTGTGTAACTCTCCACCTTCATTAACATAAACATATTCTTCATCTTTTTTATAATAACCTTTACCTAGTCTTTCTTTATTTCTTTTTTGCTCTTCTTTTAACTCCAGAAGCATCTCTTTTATAGATCCAGGTAAAACAAAACTTCTTAAACCAGCTGTACTTTTTGTCTTATCTTTTTTTATTAAAACATTTTTACCATTTAAGTTAGTCTCTGTAACTGTATGAATAATACTCATTGTATTATCTGCAAAGTTTATAGCTGACCACTTTAAACCTAGTAATTCACTTCTTCTTAAACCAAAGAAGCTAGTTATAACTACTCCTAAGTATAATGCTTTATCTTCTCTTTTTAAGATTTCAAGCATTTCTTTTATTTGTTCATAATTATAAACTTTTGCAATATACCTAACCTTTTTAGGTTTTTCAACATTCAACATAGGATTTATATTAATTACTCCTATTTTTTGAGCATATTTAAATGTTAAACTTAAAAGATTATGATAATGAATAACAGTATTAGCAGAAACTCCTCTTACATTTAATTCATGAAAATAATACTTCTGGATATCAAATGTATTTATATCCTTTAATTTTTTATTTTCTTTAAAAAAGTAAGGTAATATAGATATTTTTGTATTTGATAGATAAGATGAGTATGTAGCATCATCAATAGTTTTAAATCTCATTTTTACATATCCTAAAATGAAATTACAGAAGCTAATTTCTTTATCAAAAAGATTTACATCCTGGTCCACTTTTGTAAAGACGTTTTTCCTGCTGTCAACTTTTTTATCTTCAGATATTCTAAAAAACTTTCTACATTCTTCTTCAAAAACTTTTAACATTTCTTCAGCTAATTCTTCATTATCAGTTTTAGATGACTTTGATTTCACAGTTTTTTTCTTATTTTTTATATATTCAAAAACTAAATGGTAAAACTTACCTCTTTTTCTAGTGTAGCTTGATGTATACAAGATTCCTCCTTCATCTTTTTTTAATAGCTACCGATAAAGAATTATCGGTCAACTATTAAAAAATGTCAATATGCTATTTTCTTACATTGCATTTAATACATATTCAATTAGGCATTCCTTTGGTATTTTAATTAATCTTCCATTTCTTATAGATTTTAATTCTCCAGTTTCAGTTTTCTTTAAGACACTACTTTTACTAATTCCTAAAAAATCAGCTGTATCTTTTGTTGATATAAAAAAAGGAAGCTTCTCTAATTCTTTTTCTAATGATGTTCTCATTTCTTGTGTTGTCATTTTTATCACCTAATTCCATTCGTTCCCTATTCTTTTCATATTTTTTTGCCATTTTTCCCAATAACAATCTAAGATATTTTGTGTTGTGTAATTATGTTGATATGTAATAGCATTCAATTCATCCATAGCTATTGCTAGTTTTTCAGTATAAACATAATGAATAAATTTTAAAAGGTGTGGTTCATTTGTACTGATATATTGTTCATCAAAAGAATAACAAATAACATATTTTAATTCTTTATTTTTTTCATCATCAAGGTAATTTAATAATTGAGCAAAGAAAAAATAAATATCAGTTAGTTCTTCCAATTCTTTTTCTTTATTGTAAGGCTTAACTTTCCAAGTTTTATGAGAAAGCATAGTCTCCTCATTAAATTCAACACATTCAGCAATTAATGACATTTGAATATCTTCAAAAGTTCTATCTCTAACACTATTAATATTATTATCTAAATTTTCTTGTAATTTTAATATATCTTTAAAATTTTCAGGTTTTTTTATTTCCATTTTTCCTCCTTAAATTATTTTTAATAAAAAATATCCAATAATTTGAATCACAGAACCAAAAAAGATATAAAATGTTACTTTTCTAGAATCTAGATCTAAATTTTTATTTTTAAAATAAAAACAAGATGAGATAGCTAAAATTTCAATTAATCCAAAATATAACATCGTAATCCAAATAATAATTCTTATATAAATTTTCATCATCTCACTTCCTTATAATTCTATTAATTCTGGATTTTCATAAATATTTCCAACTATTTTACAACCTTGTGCGACAACATCAATTAAATCAAAAGAATGCTCTTCAAAATCTCCCTCAAATTCTGCTCTAAAACTTCCATTTTTAAAAACAACTTTGTAATATCTTTCTCCAAAACTTTCAAAAAGAATATCTCCTTCATAAATTTCTTTTTCCATCATGTCAGTTAATCCTGAGTATTGCATAAGTTCAACATCATTAAATTTCTCGTGTCTTATATTTAACAAATGTCCAACTCTTTCAAATAAATAAGTTACCTTTTTAGATACATAATTAATTAATACAACTTCAAATATTGCTTTTCTATCTTTTACCCAAGCTCTAAATTTTATGTCTCTATTCATATTTAATCAACTCCTATAAAAAAATTAATAATTTCTATATTTCCATTATGTGTTCTCATAAAATCATTTTTGAAGTCTCTTTCAAACTCTTCTAATTCATTTTCTGTCATTAAATATTCTGTATTTATTTCAAACTTCACTGTTCTTTTTGAATTATCTTGAATAACTTCCATTGTTCCTTTATATTTAATCATTTTTTTTCACCTGCTTCTTATTTATTTTTTTTGCAATAGCAATTTTAACTTTAGCTATAGTTACTCCTATATTTGTTACTTCAACATCATTTTTTATGAGATTATTTTTATTTAAAACAGCTAATTCTTTTCTGGAAACCAGAAGCAAATTTTTTATATCAAAATTTTCTTTATTTCCATCAGCAAAAATTATTACATGATCTACTGGAATTTCTCCATATTTTTGTTCCCAAATCCATCTATGTTTTAATTTCCATCTTTTTTTATTGACAAGCTTTATATATGTATAACCATCTCTATCTACTCTTTCAGAATAAAGTTCTCTAGTATTCCATGTAACATTTCCTTTTTTGAAAAGATTAGGAGGTCTTACTCCTGTTTTCTTACCCTTATTCCAAGGTGTAAATCCTTTCTTAAAAGTATAAGAAGGTAATTTTTTAAAAGGTATTTTATATCTGTGAAGCAAATACTCTAACTGATTTAAAGTTATTTTTTCAAAATTATTATTAAATAATTCTAATAATTCATTTTTATTTTTAGTACCTTTAAAACTTCTTAAGAATTCAAATTCTATTGTTTTAAATTTTCTTCTCATTTTTATACCTCTAGCATTTTAGGTAATTTCATATTTTCAGTGATTCCACTTTCTTTCATTTTAATAGCTTGGATTGCAACATCTGCATTATTTATAATTGCAGTAGCAACTCCAACTATAGCTTTTGCTCTAAGAATTTCAGTATGCAACTTTTCTTCACTAATATCTTCTTCATCTAATCTTTCTATTTGTGCAAATAAGTAATTATTCAAATCATTTAATGTATTTTTCATTTTTTAGTTCTCCTTATCAATTAAAACCTTTCCATTCCCATAATTCACCTTTACAGTTTCTTGCTTTGTATTTTATTTTTAAAATTCCCAGAATTGTTCTTAATGTACTTCCTTTTCTCCCTAGTTTCATTGATAGTTCTTTCAATGTCATATTTGGAGCATTCTCTTTTAAAAAATTTATTTCAGCATCATTTAATTCATAATTTTTTTTGTCGAAAATACATTTAGCTGTTAAAATCTTTTTAATTCTACTTTCACTTGTGTGATATTTTTCCATTATTTTGGCTATAGAAACACCATTATTATAATCTATAACTATATTTTCTTTATCTTCATCACGAAGCACTTTTCTTTGATTTAAAAGTTCTAATTTGTTCTGCTCTAAGATTCTTTTAAGTCTATCCTCTCCTAAACCAAAATATTTTTTCAATTTATCAAAAGTAAAACCTTCTTGTATTCTTTGTTTTAATTCAATTAAATTTACAGAATTATCTCTTGCTATTTTTATATCACCAATTAAATTTATTCTGCATTCTCTACATATTCTACTAAATTTTGAATGAGTACAATTTACTTTCTCAGCTAGTTTAGAGTAATGTAATAAAGGATATGATAAAATTAAATTTTCTAAAAATTTTTTTTTAACGTTCCTTACTTCTTGTATTGAAAGAAATAATTTTTTAGCTAAGACAGAAGATTTTTCTTTCAAATGTTCTATTATATATTGTTCTTCAAACTCTCTATCTCTTCTTTCTTCAATAATTTTATCTGCATCACATTCAATCAATTTTTTAATAAATATACTATCGTATGGATAACCCATTTCTTTAGCAACTTTATCTATTTCATAGATTCCATAATTATCAAATAACTCACAAAATAATTCTTTTTGTAATTCTTTTATATCTGAAGTTTCTATTTGTAATCTTTGACCTAATGTCTTATGTTTTTTCATGAGATTATTTTTTATATAATCTCTTAAAAAAGTATCATTTTTTAAAGATATTGCTTCCATTCTAACCACCAACTATATTTTTATATTTTTCTTTAACACTAGATTTATCTACATTAACATAAATCATAGTTGTATTTATGTTTTGATGTCCTAAAACTTGTTGAATTTCTTCAACATCCATTCCTTTTTTTAGTGCCATTGTTGCAAATGTTCTTCTAAATCTATGAGGATGAACATTTTCAACTTTTGCTCTAGTTGCAATTGACTTTAATACTCTTCTAAATCCTTCGGTCTCAATCTTACTACCTAAAATTTGATTTTTATAACATTTATACATAAGCCCATCAACTATCCATAAATAAGGAGTATTATAATTTCCTCTTTCACTGATATATTTTTTTATTGCAAGTGCTGCAATTGTACTCATGAAAGCAACTCCTTCTTTATTTCCTTTTCTAATGATTTTTATCTCATTTTTTTCAAAGTCAATATCTCTAATTTTTATATTGGCCAATTCTGTTGCACGGACAGCACTAGATATAAGTACTTCCATCATTGCTTTTTCTAATGAGTTTTCACAAGCCATTCTAAGCTTTTCTAATTCTAATTGTGTAAATGCAGTTTTTTCAGTTTTTTGACCTTTAACTTTTTTAATTTTTTTAACAGGATTATTAGAAATGTACTCTTCTTCATTTAAAAATGAAAAGAAGGAATTTAAAATTCTTCTAATATTATCTATTGAAACAGCTTTCTGCTGATTCTTTTCTCTTTCTACAGCTAAATATAATCTAATATCATCTGTAGTAACTTTTAAAAAATCTTTTTTTATAAAGAGAGAAAATAATTCAAGAGAATTTTTATAATATAATAAACTTTTGTCACTTAGATTTTCAGCTTTCTTTGTTAAAAAGAATTTTTTCCAGAGCTCTGCATTAGTCCTATCTGAAACTACTATTTCATATTTTTTTGAAACGATATCATAATCTTTTAACTGAATAATTATTGTATTTTTAATTCTTTCAATATCATCAATACTGAAGTTATTGTTTTTATTTATTTCAAAAGTAATTTGATTAATAATACTATTCTTTATATCTTCCATAATCAACCTCAAATTCTAAACTTGTATCACCACTAATACTGTAACTAAAAGTATCCCAACTTCCAAAACACTTACCTGTTAAAGCATCTTCATTTTTACATCTAGCTTTAGCACCAGCAAGAGTCAATTGGACATAAGCCATCTGAATAGCATTCTCATCCAAATCACTGCAGCTTATAAAAATTTTATTTTGATAATTAACACCTTTTTCTTTTAAAACAGCTAACATTCCTAATATTAAGCAACCAGATCCACAGGCTGAATCTGTTATTTTAATGCTTTTTCCACTATCTAATTCTTTTTTTAATTCTTCAAATCTTGTATATGCTAATAATTTTGATAAATGAAAAGGTGTAAAAAATTGTCCTTTCATTTTATTATGAACTTCTAATTTATGATGAATCTTACCTAAATAATCATCAATATTTTTTTCAAAAAGTTGAATCAGGTCCACATTACAGTCAATAAATATATCAATTATTCCTTTACCATACTTTTTAACTATATTCTTATATTTTTCTTCCCTATCTTCTGCACCAATTTTATTACAAGTATTTGAATAAGTGTAAAACATACATCTTACCCAATCAAAAAATATTTCGTCATAGTTTTGTTTATGAACTAAACTTTGTATTTTTTTTACTATATTATCAACAGAAGCTTCTACAATAATATTTTTACTTGAAACAGATCCACTAAAAAGATTTAAATTATCGTTCATTTTTGTTCCTCCAATATCTTTTTTAACTCAGCATATTCTTCTACTATATTTTTTACTTCTTCTTTTTTTACCTGAAAATCATTAAATCTAGGTGTTTCTTCGGTTATAGTTAAATTTCCTTTTAAAGGAACAAACTGATTATGAAAAATAACAATATAAGGATTTTTTAAACCTGCTCCAGGTTCACTTTCTAAAAAACCAACAATTAAATCAGCACCATTTTTACAATCAAACCCCCAAGACTTCTTACCGCTTCTCATTCTTATAGATGAATATTTTACATCAATATAAAGTCCATCTAAACAGAAATCAAAAACTGGATTATTCTTTTGCCAATATTTATTAGCATCAATTGCTTTAGGTACAAGTTTTTGAAAATACTCTTCGGCTTCTCCACCAAGTCTTGTAGATCTACCACCATATTTAATTTTGTCTTGTATTTTTAATAATCCTGATGTAAGTAAAATTTTATGAGCAACTAAAATAGGTAAACCACTTTTTTGAACAGCTTCATAAAAATTCCCACATTCTCTGTAAATTTCAACTATTTTATGCAATTTAATTATCTCCTAGTAAATAAGTTACAGTTCCATTTTTTACAAACCAAAACTTTGAAACTGTGAAATATAGGATGTATTTTCTTTCTACTTCTATTCTTTTTATAAGATATTCATCATTTTTTCTTGATATATATTCAAATTTAGCTATTCCTGATTTTGTTTGAAGCAATATTTTATCATTTGGTTTTAAGTTAACATTTAATTGATTATTTACTAATTCTATTTTTTTCATTGTTTCTCCTTTTTTTTTCTTCTGCTTCAATAATAATTTCTGTCAAAAAGTTACAGAAATATGGTGATTTTAAATAAAAATTTTTTGGATACGAAGATAGTTGATTTTTGGTATCTTCTAAAAATTTACTAACATCTATTCCAGAATTCTTCAATTTTGAAAGTTCTGTATAAGTTTTTATAAGATTATCGAATTCTTTTAGTCCTGGATTAGCTTCAAAATAAACTTCATTAATATCTTCTTCATAACAACTATCTAAAAAATCTATTCTTGTCTGTATTTCAAGTTTTGCTTTAAAAATTAAGTTTTTAATTTTTTCTTTAAGTTCCCAGTAATACAGAAATTTTAACTTTTCTTTAGCAGTTTTGATTAGTCCATATATAACTAATTGAGTTATTTCCTTATTTTTAAATTTCTTTTTTTTGAAATATTTTTTGTGTATTTCTAATAATTTAACTTCAATTTCAAGAAAATTAATTTTTAGAGTAAAATTATTGTTACAGATACTCAGAACAAAATTTGTGGATTCTTCTTCAAATAATTCGCTTTTATTCTTAGCCATCTTTTCTTTCCTTCCAGTCCATTTCTTCTGCTTCTTTCTTTTCTTTATAGAGTTTAATAGCCATATCTTTAGCACTATAATTTCTCATCCCTATTGTTTTTTCTTTACTTCTCTTTTTATATGCTGCATCAGCTTTGCTCTTGTCTCTCCAGTATTGCTTTTCACAAGTAGCAGAACAGTACTTAACTCTCTTATCTTTAGTATCAGTAACATAAACATGAGCTCCACAATGTGCACAGATAAATTCACGAGGACAATCAACATTTTCATAAAATTGATTAACTTTTATTTTCATTGTTTCTCCTTAAAAATTATTTAAATGATATTTCTTCATATACCCATGCCATATATTTATCTGAAAAGTTAAAGATTTTATTTAATTCTTTTTCACTTATTCCTAATCTTCTAGCAGCACCTTTCATTTTGGCAGTATCTAAATCTTTAACCATTCTTGCCCAGGAACAAAGAGTTCCCATAAAGCCTACTGGAAGCTTTTGAGAAACGTCATCAGGTGTTAAAATTGGAGTTTCATTTATACCTGAAAGGCATTTCATTGCTTGTTTTCCCATAACTTCTGTATAAAAGAAATTACCTCTTACATCATCTTCTATGTCGTCATCTGTAGGTTCAAAGTATTTTTCATATATCTTATCTGCAGAAGCACGAACCTTGCATATTTCCATATAATTTTTAAATGGAATGATTCCATCATTCTCTCTAAGTTCTTTATCCCATACATTTTTATGATTTGTACAAGTCCTAGAGATATTAAGAATAATTGTTGCAAGTAAAGCTGATTCTAATTTTTCATCAGTTGGTTTTTTAGTAACCTTTATCGTTTTTTTTTCATTTATCTTGATTTCTCTCTTCTCTGTTTTCTTCGCTTTTCTCATTTTTAACAACACCTTTCTCAGCCATAAGAACAGCTAAAGCTAATTTAAGTATATCCACAAGATCACATCCAGCTTTCCAATAAAAGAAACGGAAAGTTAAGTTTATTTTTAATTTTTTTCCAAAAAGTAGTTTCCGCATATTCCACTTCAAAATTTTTTATTTTTTCTTTATTTTCATAAGCTATTACAACAGCTTCATTAAAATCTTGTGTTAAATGTTCTCCATTTACTAGGTATGTATCTCCCCATATTTTTCTTATTTCTAACATGATGTCCTCCTAATAGTATTGACACCACAAACAACTTACTGTAAAATAAAACTGTCCAGGGCTTTATTAACACGAGCAAGTCATTTGCAGTGCAAAATAATAAAGTCTTTTTTTAAGCTAATCTATTTAAAACCTTTATGAAAACTTTAAGTTCTTCTATTTCATTCTTTAAATTAACAATCCTTGAAATTCCAAGCATAGCAACTGCTGCATCATCATCCACAAGAGAGTTATTATAATCTATAGTTTCTTTAGCTTTTTTTATTAAATCTTCTTTATTGATTAAATTATTTTGATTCTCATTACTCATAGTTCCTCCATTAGTTGTTGTAATTTTTTTACATATTCTGTAAGTTCTTTTTTATATTCTTCTCTTTCTTCAGCTTTTAATTTTTTAACTCTTTTTTCCATTTTTTAATTTTATTAAAATTAAAATATTTTTGTTCACCAGGTTCACTAGTATGATTTTTAAATTCTTCTCTTGCTGGAGCTAATAATTGTTTTATCTCTTTAACTTTTGAAGCTTCAGTTATTAAAACTGCTTTTACATCATCAAAACCTATTGAATTATGAGATAATATTTTTATAGCTTGATCTGATAAACTAAAGATTTTATCTTTATAGTCAGGAAAATAGTTATATAAATTCCAACGTTTTAAAAATACAGAAACCATATCTTTTGTAAGCCCTGCACTTTCATACCAAGCCATAAAACTTCCAGAAGCTTTTAATATTTTTTCAACTTCAGCTAAAGAACTACATATTTCAAAAAGATTATTTTTATATTTTCTAAAGCTGTTTAAAAGTTTTGCTTCTTGTTCTTCAACTTTTTCTTTATCAATGTCAGATATTTCGTAACTTTTGAAATCAAATTTTCTTAACTGATTTGGAGAAATTGCATTTTCAAATTGTTTCATCACATCATTCATCATCTATCTCACCCCAAACTTTTACAAAAACTTCTTTTATATCATCTAATTTTTTTGATCTACTTTCCCAAAGTAGAGTACCTTTTTCAAGTAGTTTTAAAATAACTGCTGAATGATTAATTGGAATAGATAAGAAAACTCCTGAACGAGTTAATGTATCTTTTAAAAAAGTGTAGAAGTTTTTTTCTATTCTTGTTCTTCCTACTCTATTTGGAATTACAGCTCTAATTTTAGAAATATCAGTTTTCTTAAGTAAGTTTAAAATAGAACTTGTTGTGACAGAATCTAAAAAAGTTGGAACAATAATGTGTTCAGCTACATCAACAAAGATAGAATCTAAATCCATAACAGGTGATCCATCTATGATGATATGTTTAAATTCATCTTTTAAACTGTTAATTCTTTTCTTAAATTTTTCATCAAGATTCCCTTTAACTTTATAACCTTGAAGATGTAAGAAAAATAAATTAGGTCTTAACTTAGTTAAGTTGTAAGGCTTTCCTTCAAGCATATCTTCAAGCCCTTTTTTTGAAGTATCTTCAACTTTTATTCCAGAATAATTCAAAATATTATTCTGAGAGTCTGATGTTAATATTAAGACTTTTTCATTATTAAAGGCTTTATATGCTGCTAACTGTAATGCTATCCAGCTTTTTCCAACTCCACCTTTATTGTTTTTTACTAGTATGACTCCCATAATATCCTCCTATTTTTGATTTTTTTTAGCAAAATAAATTTTATGATTTTGTAAGTTTATTAATTTTGCTCCATCGAACTGAAGCTGTAAAAGTGGATTTACTATACCTTGATTTTTATTAACTATTGCATAACTTCCATCTGCTCTCTTCTTTACAACTCCACAAGCAATAACATTATGATCTTTAACAGCTAGTACATAATCATCTGTATAAATATAGTTTTTATTTATTTTTATACCTGTACTTTCTAGCCAAATAACATCTGAAAAATTAAATTCTTGTTCACCAGCTTGTTTATTTGTTCCTTTTATTTTTCTTTCTTTGAAATCAACATTCAAAGCCTTATATACTCCTCCTGTTGTAATGCTGTAAAATTTTCCATGTAATATCATTTAATAATTTTCTCCTTTCTTGTTATAAAATTCAGGTTCTTTCAATCTTTTAAATGCTCCCATTTCTATACCATGTAAGTCAAAAGATAGTCTACCCCAATCTACACAGTATTTATATTTTTCAAAATCTAATTTTTCATTCTCTGGAAGCTTAGAATTTACTCTTTCAAAATCTTTTTGTAATTTACACCATTTATCGAATGGCATATTTATTTTTACAGTTTCTCCCATTTATTCTCCTTTTAGGCACTTAGCAATCCTAATTCAGTTATTTTTTCTTTTATTTTTTGAGAAATCATTAAATAAAATACAACTTCTGTATTTTTTTTAATTTCTCTGAGAGCAGGATTTTTAAATTCTTCTATAATTTCATCTTCAATTTTCAACTGCTGCTCTGTAGGTAAACTTTTAAAAACTTCCATAGCTTTATCATTTCCTTTATACTCCTTTCTTTGTTCTTTTTTAATTTTTTCTTGTTCAAGCTCTTTTTGTTCGATAGCCTGTAAATTTACTTCACAAGTCCCTTTAAACAAGTGAGCTGAAAAGACTGCTGCAATGTTCTTAACATCCTTTTTATTTTTTAGGATATCTATTTGCCCCTGGAAGAGATTTAAAATATAATCTATTGAATTATTTTTTAATAACTCAATTATTTTATCTTCATGCTTTTTAGAAAAATCAATTTCATTTTTCTTAAACCATTCTTTTATTTTTTTTAAATCATCAGGAGCTTTTTCTTCTTTATGATTTAATTCTTTATTTATGTTATTTATATTATGTTCTTTATTGTTGTCAATTTTTAACAAACTAGTTTGCGATTTTTTAACAGAGTAGTTTGTCAATTTTTTACAATCCAGTTTGTCAATTTTTAACAAACTAGTTTCCGTTTTTTTAAAAACTAGATTTTCAATTTCTTGAAAACTGATTTTAAAGAATCTACGACAGGGAGTTCCTCTATTTTCTTGAATTAATATACTAGCTTCTATTAAATCTTGAATTATTTTATTTTGTTTATGTCTACTTAAACCTGTTAAATCTTCTAAAGTTTCTATAGTTTGATAGAACCAACCTTCATCATCAGCTAAACCATCTGAAGCTTCTATAAGAATAGTTAATAAGAAAGCAGGTTCTATCCCTAAAGTTTTAACTATTTGCTTATTCAAGGTATAGTAGTTACTAGACATTAATAATTGTTTAAATGTCTTTTCTAACATCTTATCCACTCCTTCTTAAAGTGGTTTTTTAATGAAAGCATATTGATCGGCTATATTTTCACAAATTTGTCTTATTTCATATTCTCTTGCAGCTAACAATTGATCAGCTACTTCTTTTTTATTTTCATCAATCATTTCTTGGTTTATCATTTCTTTTATTAAGTTAGCCAATGCTTTTTCTAATTTTTCTCTATTTTTAATATACATATTTAAGCCTCCAATTAATCGTTTAAAATATCTTTTAAAGTCCAAATTTCAATATTTTTATTGCTTATATATTGCCAAAGAACTTCATCATTATTACCAGCATCTAATTTTTCTTGATATTCTTTTAAAAGTTCACTTCTTAAATCTTCTAATTGTTTTATTTTATTTTCTATATATTCTCTACTTTTCATAATTGGTCTCCTTAAAATCTCTTTTTAATTTCTTCAACAAAACTTTTATCAATGTTCAAACAGCAAGGCTGAATGTAAAATTTTTCTGGAAGAATTGAATATTTAAAATCAATTTCTTTTTTTGCTTCTTCTTCAGAAGTGAAAGCTGAAAGAATGGTTTTATCAGCATTAGTTATAATATAAATAGTTCTAAAATTTTCAAACATTTTTTTCACCTGCAATTTTGCAAGGGTAACCTAGCTTTTTAAGTTCTTCCTTAATTTCAATAAATTTAGTGTTTTCTCCATACTTGTTAATTAATTCTTGTAGTTCTGTTAGTTTCATAAATTCTCCTCCTATTTGGAGAAATATAGATACCTTGAAATAAAATACAAATTATGTTATAATAAAGAAACTTAGATCTTTTTGATAAATGGAATTAAGTTAGTAAAAAGGGGTGTCTTGGTCGGGATCCCTTTTTTCTTTTACTCTTTAAAATTTTTGTAGGCAAGAAAACCAAAATCAAAATATTCTTTTTTTAAATTTTCAATTGTTTTAAAAATTAAATGTTGTAATTCTTCAGAAATATTAGATTTTTGTAATTCTTCATACAAATCTGATATTTCTTTTTTTGTTTTTGATTCTACTTTTCCTGAATCTAACAATCCCTCCAAAAAACTTAAAGCAGCTTCTTTAAACTCATTTTCCATTTTTATTACCTCCCAAATATTTAATGTTTATTGTTATTTGCTAGAAGGTGTATTTCTAAGAATCTGCTCTGTAATTATCTTTCAATTTGATAAATTAATTTTCTATATTCCTCCTAAAATTAATTTTTTATTTTTGTTTAAATATTTTTAAAATTTTTTAAATGTTTTGGATAATTTTTAAAAATATTTTAATCTTATAAAAGTTATTTAATAACTTATATAGTTATAATAAAACATTTAAAATTATTTGTCAAGTTAAAAAATAACTTTTAAAATTATTTTTGCTACTTTAAATGTTTTTAAATATCTGTTATAATAAAACAAATAACATTAATAAGGGGGCTATATTATGATTAAATTTAAAATTCATATTAAAATGGCTGAAAAAAGACTTTCACAAAAAACAGTTAGTCAATATGTTGGAATTACTCCAACTGTTATGGGAAAATATTTTCATGGCACTATAACAAGAATTAATCCAGAGCATCTTGATAAGTTCTGTAAATTACTTGAATGTAATACTCAAGATTTAATTGAGTATATCCCAGATAATACACAAGATTAATCAATCTTTTAGTGGTACAGTCCATAAGTTATAAAGAACTTTGGGGAAAGTTGCTTATGAACCATACTACTCAAAGATTGAGTTTTATTATTTTTTTAGAGGGGGTTATTATGAAAAAAATTTTTATATTTTTTACATTTTTATCTTTATTAGTTGCTTGTGGAAATGAAAAAAATGGAAATAATTCCACATCGAATAATATTACATCAGAAGCAGCACAATCAAAAATTTTAGATTATAGCTTTGATGTGGAACAAAATATTAAAAATACTAAACTTCAAGGAGATGTTTCTTTAGATTTTATTAATGGAAAAATACCAACTTTTGATGAAATGAAATTAATAGCTGAAGATATAGCTAAAAAATATCCAAATTATCAAAATTATTTTATTAATTTTAAATTTCCTTTAACAGATACATCTGAAAGAAGAAATGAAGATAATTATAATTCTTTATGTTTATTTACAAAAAGTGATAACTCAGATTTTAGATTAGTTCTTCATTACAATAATATTCCAACTATGGATTTAACTTTAAATAAAAATATAGTTGGACATTTAGGAATAAATCTAATTTCTAATATATCTCCAATAAAAGAAGGTATGTCATTATCACAAGTTAAAGAAAAACTTGGTGATCCAGCTGAAATCAATAATGAAACAAAAGAATCTCAGTATTATATATTGAATGAAAATTATCAAGTTTTAGGAATTTTATTCATTCAATATACAGGGGATAATGTGAAAGTTGCTAATTTCTTTTCATTGAATAATAATTTTTCAAAAGAACAATTATCCGCTATTGATTCATATATAGCTGGAAATATAAAATTGGAAGATTTAAAAATAAAAGAATTAAAAGATATTTATTAATTATTACTTTATAGCAACAAGATTTAATTTTCTTGTTGCTTATTTTTTATTTAAGGAGTTGATTTTCATGTCTTATAAATTTTCAAAAGAAGATTTGATAAAATTAGAGAACCTTAAAAACTTATCAAATTCTCAACTTAAATTTATTTCTTCTATTAATTCTCAAATATCTTTTATTGATGTTGGAACTTTAAAAAGAATAAAGCAAATTCAAAATATAGATTATGATATTTTAGAAAAAATAAAATTAAATATTCCAAAGATAGATATTACTGCTCTTCAAAAAGCTCTTTTAGAAATAACAAATTTTCATAATCAATTTGCTTCAGTTTATGATTTTAAATTTATATCAGAATTACAGAATACTTTTGCCAAATTAAATATTATTAATAAAAATTATTTTAAAATATTTTCTCAATCTTCTTTTGTAACTTCTGAGTCTAATAAAGATAAGAAAGAAAATGAAGCAATAGAATTATTAAATTCAATTTCAGAAGATATTGAGAAAAGTTTAACAGAAGAAGATATTGAAAATTTTTCCTCCATTGATGAGTTTAATTCTATTGAGAAAGATGCTAAAAATTATAATAAAATGCTATCTAAAAATGATATAGTAGTTCTTATTTCAATCTTTTTTTATCTTTTGTTAATATTTAAAAGAGAAGAAATTATTCAACTTTCTATTTTAATAAGAGAACATTTTGGAAAAGCAGGGATATGGCTCTTAGATAGACAAGAAGCTATCCTTGCTTTAATTGGAATATGCCTTACTCAAATTATTGATAAGGATGATAAGTAAAGTTAGTCCTCTTTTTTTAAGTGTTGTAATTTTTCAAAAGTTACTACACTTTTTTTTATAAGGTTTTTAATTCTTTTTAAAAGAAAAAATGAAACTAAAAAATAAAAAAGTCCATTAAAAATTGAAGCAGCTAAAGTACATAAAATGATAATCTTTAACATTGTTCCTCCTAATTTACTCAATAAAAAATTTTATTAAAAAAAATAATAAGATAAAAAATATACAAAAATTAAAAATGAATGAAAATAAAAATATTAGAATAAGATAACCTAAAATTTCCAAACTTCTCAACTCCTTTAAATTTGTTAAAAAACTATAAAATATTTTTGTAGCTTTTTAACAATTTAACTTATTTATATCACTTTTGTAGTTAAAAAGCAACTCTTTTTTTAAGAATTGCTAAAAAACTATATTTTTTTTATAAAAAAATTATATAATGTCTTATAAAAATTATTTTTTAAGGAGGTGCTTCATGAAATTAAATGAAAAAGAAATGATAGAACTAGGAAATTTCTTAGCTGAAAAAAGAAAAGAAAAAGGTTATACACTTGAAGAGTTAAGATTAAAACTTCAATCAAAAGGTTTAATCATTGAGAAAAGTGACATACAAAGAATTGAAAATGCAGAAAGAAAGTTACCTAATCCCATTTTACTATGCCACCTTGCTAATATTTATGAATTTGATATTATTGAAGTATATAAAAAAATTGGATATCTTCCTAAGAAAGAGAGAAATATATCTCATAATGTTGCTGAAGAAATTAAGAATGATTATTCAGTAACATTAGAACAAAATGAAAACACACAGCAAATAAAAATATATTCATCATTGTCATTAGCATTAGGAAAATTCTCAGATATTGAGAATTCTGATGAATACACACTTTCATTACCAATAAATGAAAAAAATTTAAATAACAGGATAATTGGTGTAAAAGAAAAAAATAATAAAATAATTATTATAAAAAAAGATGAAGAAGTTAAAAATAATGAAATAGGAGCATTTTATTTTAATAAAAGCTGGATCATAGCTGTTAAGAAAATTTCAAATAGAGATGAAATATTTTTAATTGATAGTAAAAAAGATTGTCCTATTTATGTCAAAGAAACTGATAATTTTAAAGAAATGGGAAAAGTTATATGTGAAATTAATATGCTATAGTATTTTTATTTGTGCCAAAAAGAAATTAAATAAATAAAATACTTAAAAACATTTATTATACGCATTTTTATATTTTACTTTTGTAAATATTTAAAAAATATTGTATAATATATAATACAAAAAAGAAAAGAACAAAAAGAACAAAAAAGGAGGGATGGTTCATGTTAAAATATGATGCATTGGATATTGCAAAATACATTATCAGATGGTGTGATAAAAATAAGTTAAGAATCACAAATTTACAATTACAAAAAATTCTTTTTTTTATTCAAAAAGAAAGTATAAGAAAAAGAGGTTATGGAATTTTTTCAAATAGAATAGAAGCATGGCAATATGGACCAGTAGTCCCTGATGTATTTTATCAGTTTGCAGGTTTTGGAGCAATGAAATTAGTTTTATATGAAGATTTATTTTCAGACGTCTCACCTAAAGACATAATAGATGATCAATCAAAAGAAATAATTGAAGGAATCCTTAGAGAATATATTCATGTTTCTCCATGGGATTTGGTTGCCAAAAGTCATGTTTCAAACGGAGCATGGGCTAACTCTATTTCTATGGGAGAAAAATATCCTATTACAGATCAAGATATATCATATGAAATATTAAAGGGGTTATAGTAAATTATGACCAAAAAATTTATGAATGAAGCTGAAACAAAAGAGTTAATAGGTTTTATTAGAAAACTTTCAACTGAAAATATAAATGAAGAAAATATAAATATATATTTTGATTTACTTGAAAATATATATGGAAAAGATGGAAAAAAAGACACTTATATTCTGCAATTTTTTCATTTTTATATTCTCTTTATATCGATAAAGAAGAAAGAATTGCTTTAGAAAAAATTAAAATAAATATTGAATATATCTATAATTCAATAGAGAAAATCCAAAATAAAAAAATATTATCTTGTATAGTGAAATTATATGATCATATAAATTTGGATATAGCGAGATTACAAGCTATAGAAGCTATAGATTTTAAAACAGAGGATAATAAAAAAGATTTCATTAAGCAACTAGAGAGTAAAGAGAAAAAATTAAGTAAGTCAATTGAAAAGTATAGCAAAAAAATTAGTGATATAGAAATGGATTCAATGAAAAAATTAACTATGTTTTTATCTGTTTTTACATTAATAGCTGGAAATATATCTATTATATTTAAAGGAATTGATATCAAGCCAAATCAGTTAGTTGCATTAATTTTTATTGTAAACTCTACTCTAATTTTAGCTATACACACTTTATTTAATTTAGCAACAAAAGAAAAATATAGAAAAAGTATTTTATTCTTCTGTATAATTTCTATCTTGATAGGATTAAGTATTTTAGTATTTAGTGATGTTATTTCTTTAATAATGTTGTTTTGCTTAAAATGAAAAAAATATTTAAATGTACTGACCCAAAAAAGTAGGAGAAATCCTACTTTTTTATTTTTAGAAAAAATTATTTTCTGTTGCTTATTGACAAAATGTAAAAGTATATGTTATATTTGTCAAAAAGGAGGAAGGCTATGAAAGAAAATCAAGACACTTCTTTTTTAAAGGAAGTAAAGAAAAAATTGATTGACTTAGATATGACATTTTCTGAACTTAGAAAGAAAACTTCATATTCAAGTGACTGGGGTTTAAGAAAGGCTTTAAAAAATAATAAACCTGCTGCAGTTGACGAAGTTCAAAAAATTTTAGTTGAAATTTAGCTAAAAAGCAACAAGGTTATTTTTTGGGAGGATAATATGAACTTTAATCAATGTGATTATACTTACCTGATAAAAATAATCTCAAAAGAAAAAATCGTATATGATAACACTGAATATCAAAATGTTATTGAAAAATGTGTTTTTTCTAATAGAAAAACATTTAAACAAGGTTATAAAGAACTTTCTAAAAAATATAATGAAGAAAATTATTTAATTCTTACATATCAAAAAATAAGGAGGAGTTGGTATGAATGCCCAAAGCCAAGAATTCGGATAGAGAAATAGCTCATGATTATTGTAGTTGTGGAGAGTATTTATATTCTGTAACAGAAGAACGGATTAGAGTAGCAAGAGGAAGAAGAGTTACAGTTTATCTAAAAAAAAGAGAGTTAGAAATAACTTGCCCACATTGCAATAAAGAAATCAAAGTAAAATTTTAATGTATGGACTAGATAGGGCTTGTATCTATATTGATGTCCAAACCGATATTTTGTATGTAAGGGAAAGAGTTAAAATAATATTTCCTCATAGTTTTTCAGAAAGTCTTTCTAATCATACAAATAATTACAAAATAGATAAAAAGAACATAAATTACATAAAGTTAGAAGAAAAGAAAATTAAAAGACTAACAACTATAAAAATAGATTTTTCTTATCCTAGATTTTTCAGTGATGATAATATTTATCCATTATCAGATGAAACTAGAAAAATAATTGTAGAAAATAATCTAGTAAAATTAATAAATAGTTTAATAGACTATGAAATTACAGCTGAAGCTGTAAGATATGAATATTTAGAATTCACTACTCAAGAAGTAGTTGGGAACTTTTATAAATTTCATAATATTGTGAGTTATTTTTTTAAAGCACTCACAAGAAAATATGATGATTTAGATAAAGTTCAATATTATAACTTTAATCAAAACGAAAATAAATTTTATACAACAGGATTTAGTTTTCAGCCAATGTCAGGCTGGAAGATAAAACTTTATTCTAAAGGACATGAAAACAATAAGAAAAATGCAAGGAAAGTTAAGGGAGCAATCCTGAGACTTGAACACAGATTAACTAAGAAAATTATAAAAAATTATTTTGAATTTAACTCAATAAAATACATAACAATAGAAAATATTAAAGATTGTATACATAACACAATATCTCAAACTTTAGGACAAATACTGATAGATGAAGTAGAAAAATCAGTAGAAGTTTTAAAAGAAAAGTTTTTTAATTTCAGATGTCAAGATCTAGATTCTCTTGTTAGAGATAATTTAGAATGGATATTTGATTATAAGATACTTGATGATATTGTTACTAGTAGTAGCACAAAATGCTACAGGCAGATTGTTTTTTATAGAAGTAAAATAAAAGACATTCTAAATCATTCACAGCAAAGAGCATCTCCACAAAGAGATTTTTTTTCTAACATAGAGAGGCTCGAACTATTCTTCGCAAATCTAATACTTTTCAATTGCAAAGTCAAATGTGATACTAAAAATCATTTGGCATTTTTTTGCAAAAAGTAGGAAGAAAAAACTTCCTATTTTCACACTTTCAAAAAAATTTTTCCCTTTATTATCAATATTTTTTTATAGTTTTCTCGCGTGATAATTATGTGATGCACTTTAATCCTAAAACTGAAAATATAATTATTTATTTTTATAATGCAAAAAAATAAAACAATTTAGAACAGGGAGGACTATGGAAATAACTAAAATCAATTTAGATGTTTTAAAAGAAAATCCAAATAATCCTAGAAAAAGTACAGATAGTCAAATTAATCTATATAGAAATTTATTAGATAGATTTGGTTGTGTATTTCCAATAATAGTTGATTCTAATAATTATGTTGTTAGTGATTATGCAAAAGTAGAAGCTGCTAAAATATTAGGGCTAACAGAAATTGAATGTATTTACATCGAAAATTTAACAGAAGATGAAATACAAACAATAAGAATTGGAGAAGCAAGAGCAATAGAACTAGGTGAATGGGATTATCAAAAGCTATTTGAAGAACTAACAAAGTTAGGAGAAAACCTAGATTTAACAGGATTTAATATTGATGAAATAGAAGCATTATTACCTGTTGAAATTCTTGATGAAAATGAAATAAAAGAAATAGATATTCCTGAAGTTGAAGAAAAGCATTTTTCAAAACAAGGGGATATTTGGTTATTAGGAAAACATAGATTAATGTGTGGAGATTCAACTAATTTAGAAGATGTTAAAAAATTAGTTAATAATGAAACTATGGACTTAATGGTCACAGATCCACCATACAATGTAAACTATGAAGCTAAAAATGGAAATAAAATAAAAAATGATAATATGAGTTCTGAAAATTTTTATAGCTTTTTATTAGAATTTTATAAGAATTCTTTTGAAGTTATGAGAACAGGTGCAGCTTATTATATTTTTCATGCTGACAGTGAAACAAAAGCTTTCAGAGGAGCATTGGAAGAAGCAGGTTTCAAAATATCACAATGCTTAATATGGGTTAAAAATCAATTTGTTTTATCAAGGCAAGATTACAACTGGAGACATGAACCTTGTCTATACGGTTGGAAAGAAGGAGCAGCACATTATTTTATTAAAGATTTTACACAGGATACTGTAATAGAAAAAGATTTAAAATCAATTGAAAATTATAGTAAAAAAGAACTTATAAATATTTTAAAACAATTATTAAAAGAGCAAGAAAGCATAATAAGAGAGAATAAACCACAAAGAAATGATGTTCATCCAACAATGAAGCCAATAAAATTAATAGCTAGATTAATTCATAATTCTAGTAAAAAAGAATGGAATATTCTAGATTTATTTGGAGGGTCAGGAAGTACATTGATTGCAGCTGAGCAATTAAATAGAAAATCATTTTTAATGGAATATGATCCTAAGTATGCTGATGTAATAGTTAAAAGATATAGAACTTTAGGTAAGTTAGATATTACTTTGTTAAGAGAAGGCAAAGAATATAAATGGGAGGACATAAAAGATGAGCTAATCAGTGAGGCATAGAAATGAGTAAATTAGATAATTTTAATGAGAAACAATTAAAAGTCTTAGAAATATATGTGGAACTGGAACTAATAAAATTTAGTAGAAAGAAAAAAGATATCTATGATGAGATACAAAAAAGAACTAAATACAATAAGAATACAATAATTTCTTGGATAAATAGATATCTTACACAATATAAGGAGATTAGAGCAGAAGTAGTTGAAAAACGAAATTCAAAAATATGCAATTTTGAAGGCTTGACAGAAAAACAAACCAAGTATGTTATATATCGAATGTCTGGAATTGGAAAAGAAGAAGCAAAGATTAAAGCTGGATATAGTGAAAACACTAAAGCAGCTAACATAGAAAAAAGTCCAAAGATTGCAACTAAGATAACAGAACTAAGAGAAATCCTATTTCAAGATACAGAACTAGGGATATTAAGTATAGCAACAAGATTAAATAAAATTTTAAATAGTGCTATAGATGGAGTAGATATCATTGAATATATTGATGAGTCTAGTCCAGATGGTCACACAGTAAGTAAGAGAGTACGAAAGGATAAACCACTATTAGCTGGAGTAGCAGCAGCAAGAGAGCTTAACTCTATGCTAGGCTACAGAGTAGTTGATGAAGTGAAGCTTAAAGCTACACTCAACAGTGAAAATGACACAGCTGTGAGTGATGATGACTTCGAATAATCAAAAGGTACTGTGACAAAAATTTTTTAATAGAGGGTGCAGCTGGAGGCTCGGAACTTTTCAAATACGAAATTTTTTGATTTCCTTCCAAGTTCCAAAATTTTTATATACGCATGGGAGAAAATATGATACTTGCAAATGAAAAACAATTATCAAAAATTCTTAATATTTCTGATAGAAGGGTTAGAGAACTGTTCAAGGATTATAAATCAGAAAATGGAAGTTACCCTCTTATTAAATGTGTAACTGAATTTATAAATCAAACCAGGAGCGGAGACATAAACCTGGTAACACAAAAAACTTTTGCAGAAATTTTAGGACTTAGTGAAAAGACAGTTAAAGAACTTACAAATCGTGGAGTATTAGAAAAAAATTCTAATGGACAGTTTGATTTGAAAGATAATTTAAAAAGATATTTAACAGTTAATGATGAAAGAAATAAGAAAAAAGCAGTTGAAAGAGAGTTACAACAGTATAAACTTGAAATTTTACAAGATAAATATCATCTGGATGAAGATGTCAAATATGTTTTAACTGATATTTTAGTTAAATTCAAAGCAAAATTACAAGCAACAGCTGTAAAAATTGACAACGAAATTACTGAAATATCAGAAGCTGATAGATTAGATTATTTAAAAAATACTTTGATAGATTGCTTGGAAGAACTGGCAAATTATAATCCACCAAGTAATAGGAGAAAAGCAAAAGATGTATGAGAGAACCAGGGAATTAATAAAAGAGTGTTTAAGAATATTGAGACAACCACCACTTGTAAGTATTATGGAGTGGGCTAATCAATATAGAGTTTTAGATACTACATCAGCAAAAGAAGTTGGTAAATTCAATGTTGAAAGAACACCATATATGATAGAAATATATGAAAAAATAACAAAGGGAGAGACTAAACAAGTTACATTAATGATGGCAGCACAATTAGCAAAAAGTGAATTAATCATCAATACCATTTTAAGATATGCTCATTTAGATCCTTGTCCTATGTTAATAGTTCAACCAACTGATGAAATGGCTAGAAGTTTCTCAAAGGAGAGAATACAACCAGCTATAAATAATTCTATATTACACACAATTATTAAAGAACCTAGTAAAAAAGATTCTGGAAATACTGTTACACATAAAATGTTTCCAGGAGGATATATAGCTTTTGTTGGAGCTAATTCTCCTTCAAAGTTAGCAGCAAGACCCATCAGAAACATATTTCTTGATGAAGTTGACAGATATCCAAAGAGTTCAGGAAATGAAGGAAGTCCTATTTCACTTGCTAAAAAAAGAACTTCTACATTTGATGATATTACAAAACACATTATTACAGGAACTCCGACAGTAAAGGGTTCATCTGAAATAGAAGATGAATATAATAATTCAAGCCAAGCTGAATGGTATATTCCTTGCCCTAACTGTAAGAAAGAACAGACTTTTAAATGGGGAAATATAAAATTTGAACCTGATGGAAGTAATGTGAGAATGGTTTGTCCTCATTGTGGAAAAGCATTCACTGAAAAAGAGTGGAAAAAAGGTAATGAAAAAACTGGAAGATGGATACATAAATATCCTGAAAGAACAAAAAATCTAGGTTATCACCTGAATGGTCTAGCTAGTCCATTTAGAAACTGGGAATCTATTGTTCAAGAATGGCTAGAAATTAAAGGAGATGTTGAAAAGCTAAAAGCCTTTATAAATACAGTTTTAGCTGAAACCTTTGAACAAGAATATACAGGAAGATTAGATCCTAAGAAACTTATTAAGAGAACTAGGGAAAAATATAGTTATATTCCTGATAAAGCTTTGATTTTAACAGCAGGAGTAGACATTCAAGATAAGTGGATAGCTATTGATATTAATGCTTGGGGTCTTGGATATGAAAGCTGGGGAATGGAATACATAATTTTACATGGAGATTTAAACCAGCAAGAAATTTGGGATAGACTTGATAAAGTTTTGGATAAAGAATATTTTTATCAAAATGGAGATAAATTAAAAATTTATTCAGCTTGTATTGATACAGGAGGACACCATACTCAAAAAGTTTATGACTTTGTAAGTCCTAGACAATATAGAAGAATAATAGGAATTAAAGGGCTTGGTGGAGAAAATGTCCCAATTAATAATGGATTTAGAAAAACAAAAAACAAGGAAATAGACCTATTGTCAATTGGTTCAAATGCTCTTAAAGATATAGTTTCTGGAAGATTAGATGCAAGAATAAATGAAGAGGGATACTGCCATTTCAATGGAGAATATGGCAAAGGATATGATTTAGAATATTTTAAATCTTTAACTGCTGAAATAAAAGTTCAGGAAAATCGGAAAGTAGTTTGGAAAAAAATTCAAACAAGAAATGAAGGCTTTGACTGTAAGTGCTATGCAACAGTTCCATTTTATATATTTAGAATAGAACCTGAAAATTTAGTAAATCTTAGCAGAGCAGAGTTATTGGAACTATCAATTAATGGAGTTTTAACACTAAAGAAACAAGAAATAGCTATTGACAGAAAAGGGGTTGAAGTATGAGGAATATAGCAAGTTTTGAAAATAAATTAATAGAAATAGAGGAAGCTGAAGAAGATCTTATTCTACATGGTTCTGCCTGGGTAGCTGGTGTTGAATTTTTAAAAGAAAATCCAGATGATATGAAAAAATTAGCTGATTTAAAAGAACATTATAAGAAAAAAATAGATGAAATTTTAAATACAAAAATAACTATCCAGGAATGTGAAAGATATATAAGACTTTATTTAGAAGCAGAGGAAGCTGTTTTAAAAGGTCAAGAATACACAATAGATGGACAGAATTTAAAAAGAGCTGATTTAGAACAAATAAGAAAAGGTCGGATTTGGTGGGAAAATAAAAAATCTCAAATAGAGAGTGGAACAGGAGAAGGAATAAGATTTTTTCAAATAGTTCCTCATGAGTTTTAGGAGAAAGTATGAAAAAAGTTAATACTGAAATAAATAAATTAAACCAGGAACTAAAAACAGAAGAAATTAGATACAAAATAGAAGCTATAAGGCAACAAAGAGAATTTCTTAATTATAGTCAATCTGGAGCAAGTACAACTAAGATAGCATTTAGGAATGTTTATAGTTCATTAGATACAACCAAAGATGATATTGAAGATAATAAAGAAATCTTAATGGCTAGATCAAGGCAACTTTTTATGGGAAATCCAATTTCAAGAGGAGCTATTTTAAAAATAAGAACTAATGTAGTTGGAGAAGGGCTAAAGCTAAAGAGTAAGATTAAAAAAAATCTTTTAAATTTAGATAATGATGAAGTTGAAAAAATTCAAAAGCAAATAGAAACTATTTGGGATTTATGGGCAGATAGTGTTGAATGTGATTTTCAAGGTGAGGACACATTTGATTTTTTGCAGGATTTAGCAATGATTACTTATTTAATGGATGGAGAATGTTTTATAAATCTTCCATATCATCAAAGAAAAGGAGAACTATTTGATTTAAAAATTCAATTTTTAGATTCTGCTAACTGTGAAGCACAAGAAAGTAATGACTACTTATATGAAGGTGTTGAAACAGATAAAAATGGAGTAATAATAGCATATCATTTTAAAGATAGGCACAATGAATATACTAGAATACCTGTCTTTGATTCAACAGGTAGAAGACAAATATTAAAAATCAATGAAAAAGAGAGAGTAAATCAATTAAGAGGAGTTCCTTTATTAGCACCTGTTTTAGAAATTTTATCTCAACTATCAAGATTTACAAATGCTGAACTTATGAATGCAGTTGTTAGTGCAATGTTTACTGCTTTTATAAAACAAGACAACAATACAGGAAATACTGGAAAAGTTTTAGGTGTTGGAGAAGATAAATTTAAAAAACCTAATGGAGATCAGGGAAAAAAATATGAAGGAACTGAATTAAGTATGGGGTATGGAAACTTTGGAGTATTGGAACCAGGACAAGATTTAGTTTTTGCAAATCCAAATAGACCAAATTCAAGGTTTGAAGTCTTTTTTAATGCAATGCTTAAACAAATAGGAACTGCCTTAGAAATTCCATTTGAAGTCTTATTAGCTGCATTTAATGCCAGTTATTCTGCTTCAAGAGCAGCTCTTTTAGAAGTTTGGAAAATGTATCGTAGAAGGAGAAAATGGTTAGCAAAAAAGTTTTGTCAACCTGTATTTGAGCAAGTGATAGAAGAGGCAGTCCTAAAAGGTTATATAGATTTACCAGGTTTTTTAGAAAATCCAATAGCCAAAAAAGCATATTTAGGAGCTGTTTGGTATGGAAATTCACCTGGACAAATAGACCCTGTAAAAGAAGTTACAGCATCAGTAGTAAAAATAAATAATGGATTATCAACAAGAGAAAGAGAAGCTACTGAATTAAATGGTAGTGATTGGAATGAAAATTTAGATCAATTAGCAATAGAAAATAAAAAGAAAAAGGAGGTTGGCTTAGATGGAAATATTAAATCAAGCAAGAAAGAATAAAAATGAATTAAATATTCAAATATATGGTCAGATTGGGGGCTTTTCTTGGTTTGATGAGCCTGTAAGTGCAGACCAAGTATATAAAGAACTTGAAAATTTTGGAAATGATATAGACACTATAAATCTTTATATCAATAGTCCAGGAGGTTCTGTAACAGAAGGATGTGCAATTTATAGTGCTTTAAAAAGACATAAGGCAGTAAAAAATGTTTACATAGATGGACAATGTTCATCGATAGCATCGGTTATAGCTATGGCTGGAGACAAAATTGCTATGAGTCCAGTTGCAACTATGATGATACACAACCCAATTACTGCATTAGCTGGTGATGCAATAGAATTAAGAAAAACAGCAGCTATTTTAGATATTATGAAAGACACAATTATTAATGCTTATGTTACAAAATCTCATTTAAGCAGAGAAGAAATATCTGCATTAATGGATACAGAAACTTATTTTACAGCTGATCAAGCTATTGAAAAAGGATTTGCAACAGAAAAAATTGTATTTGACATTAAAAATTCTGAATTTTCAAACTTGGAAAACTTTAAAATAAGAGATAAAAAAATTATTAACAGTGGAAACACTGAAAAAAAAGGAGGAGAGAGCATGGGAGCAAAAAACATGCAGGAGCTAGAAGCTCAAAATAAAGAATTAGTAGAAGATATAAGAAAGGAGGCTATAGCACAGGAAAGAAAAAGAATAAATGACTTAGATGCACTTAATGAACAAACACAAGGTAAATGTAAAGAAATTATAGATGCAGCTAAGGAATCTGGTAAATCAAAAGCTGATATTGTTGAAGATGTATTAGCAAGATTTATTGAAAACAAAGGAACAGAAGAAAAAACTAAAGTTCCTGAAAATAAAAGTCCTGCTGATATTTTAAATACTAGAAGAGAAGAAAGTAAACAAATAGAAATAGACAATAGAACACCTGGACAAACTGATGATACAAAAAATTTGATAGCTGATATTGTAAATATGGCAAATGAAGAGTAGGAGGAAATATGAAAAATAAAAAAGAAATACATGAAACAAGTAATTTGAAAAGAGATTTAAAGTTTCCATTTTACACAGAAAAAGTGGAATTTGAAGCTGGAGAATATAAAATGGGAGATTTGGTAGAACTAACAACAGATGGAAAAGTTAAAAAACTGGCTACTGCTGCTGAAATATATGGTGTAGTAACAGATGATTTTACTGCTGATAGTAATGATAAGAAAAACACTATATATTTAACAGGTTCTTTTAATGAAAAATATGTAGATTTTAATGGTAAAGATAAAGCTGAAGTAAAAAGAGCAGCAAGAAAACTTTTAATAATGATTGGATAAATAGGAGGAAATATGTCATCAAAAATATTTGGATTAATAGCATTAACAGCAATAATAGAACAAACAAAAACACCTAAAAACTTTCTATATAACTTATTAGTAGGAGAAGAAAAGGCTGAAAAAGTACAAGAATTAGAAATACATACTAAAGAGGCTGGAAGAAAGAAAGCACCTCTAGTTGGGAAAAGACAACAAGGAATATTCATAGTTAAAGACTCTTTTGCAGTACAAAGAGTTAAACCAGCTTGGATAAAATTACAAACAGTCAATGAAGCAGAAGCAGTGTTTGAACAACAATTTGGACAAACTCCTTATGCTGATCCACAAGCAGTTGGAAAACAAATGCTAGCAGATTCTATGAAAGAATTTAAAAATATAGCATTCAGAACAAGACAATGGATGTTAATAGAAACTTTGAAAACTGGAGTTTGTCCTATGGAATTAGGGACAGAAGGTGTTAAATATGGAGATATTAATACAGAAGTTCTTACAGGAAATGACCTTTTTAGTAGCCCAAACTGTAATCCTATTGATTACTTAGAAAAAAAACAAACTGAAATTCAAAAAGAGACTGGAGTTGTAATAGACACAGTAATATTCTCTCCTGATGTTGCAGGAGCATTTTTAAAAAATGAAAAGGTTAAGGAATATTTAAATACAAGACATGCAAATTATATTCGTGTAAATGATTCTAAATCTGAAAATGATGATGGTAGAAAAGAAATAGCATATCTACCAACATTAGGTATAACAATATTTTCTTTTGTTGACTGGTATCAAGATATGGAAACAGGTAATGAAGAACAGGTTGTTCCAGCTAAAACTTGCATAGGAGTAAAAGCTAAAAGTTTTGCATTTAAATATGCTGCAATGTCTATAAGAACAGAACAAGGAAAACCTGCTCAACTTCTTGTTAAAAAGGAAGCAATAAGAAAATGGTATCCAGATTATAGTGAAGATGAAGAGTTACAATACTTCTCAAGACCATTATGTATGCCTCGTGAAGATGTAAAATCTTGGTTCATTGCAACTGTTTTATAAGGAGTGATTATTGATGGAAAAAATGATAGCAATAAAAAATATAAGAGTTGGAGAAATTCTGTATAAACCTGGAGAAGAGTTTGAAATAGATGAGGTGGAAACACAAAGATTAATAGATTTAAATGCTGCAATGTTCGCTAATAACGAAATAGAAGCAACAACAGAAGTGACTGAAGAAATAAAAGAAGAAACTGAAGCTGTTGTTGGAGCAGTAAAAGAAACTACTTCAGTCAACAAAAAAGGGAAAAAGAATGAATAACTCTTTTAAAGCAGATATTGATAAAACTTTTTTTACAGATTTTGCAGAAAAAATAGACTTATCAGGGATAAAGTTAAAAGCAGTAATAACAAAAGTTCAAAATAATCCTAAAATGACAGGAAAATTTAAAGAAAGTCTTGATTCAAGTATTTTAGTAAGAAATGGTTTAAAAGTCTCTATTAAAACTAGAGACTTACCATCTTCCATATCTATTGAAGTAGGAGAAAATATTACTATTGATGATGTTTCTTACTATGTCTATGATGTAGAAAAAAGACATGGAATGATACATATATATGTTCAAAAGTATGAGGGATAAGAATGTACACACTTGAAATATCTGAAGAAAGTTTAAAAAAACTAGAAAAAATTGGAAAAGAATTTTCAGGAATGGATAATAAAATTGTAAAGGAAGCATTAAGAAAAGCTCTAAATTATGCTAAAAAAGAAGAAAAGAAGTTTATAAAATCTAGATATTCTTTAAAGCAAAGTTTAGATTCTAGTACTTTAAAATCGCAAATAACATCTACAGATGGAGTTCTTTTAGGGAGTACAAAAAGAAATAAGATTTCAGAATTTGCAATATCTAAGCCTAATCCTGGGAAAAGTAAACAGTATATAAAAACCAAAATAGTTAAGCCAAGACCTGAAATGACTTGGAAAACTTTATTCTGGGCTTTTTGGAAAAAAGGAAGTCCTAGGCTTATGTTTAGAGTAGGAAAAGAAAAACATAAGATAACATTAGCAACATCTTTATCTGTGAGAAATATGGGATTACAAATTGATAATGAGAAGATCTATGAAGAAATTCAAAATATCTTTTCAAAAGTTTTAGAAGAAAGGATAGATGCAATATGGAGAGAATAAATCCATTAAAAAAGAATAGTTTAGCTTTAGAAAGTGCAATAAAAAAAGCATTTGAAGAAGCTAAAATAGAAAAATTCAATTTTTATAGAAGTTATATTCAGCCTGAAAATCTTGAAAATAGAATAAAAAATGCAACTAATAAAGAAAATAAATTTCCTTTTGTTATTATAAGACCAGTTAAGTCAATTCAAAAAGCAAAAGGTGGATTTACTACTAAAGTTGCTACATTTCTAATTAGATTAGGAACAGAAAATAAGGATTATGAAGAAGGCTTTTATGAAATAGCTGGGATAGCTGAATATTTAATAGCTTATTTTACTAAATATTCATCAGCAACTCAAAAAAAAGATGGATTTAGTTATTCAATAGATTTAGAAAATATAGAATCTTACTTAAATGAAGAAATCACAGGTGGAGATTACTGGGTTTATGATATTCTTTTACAATTAAATATTCCAAGTGTACCACACACAGCATATCTTGAAGAAAGTGAAAAAGGAGTTTCAAAAGAAAAGGAGGAAAAATGGCAGGAATAAAAAATGAAAAAGAAAAAGATAAAGCAGTAGTAGCTGAAAATACAAATAGTACAGAAACAAATGTAAATAATGAAACTACTAATACAGAAGTAGTTACTCAAAATCAAGTAACTACTGAAATAAAAGCAGAAATAAAAGAGGATAAAACTTATATTTATATTGGTGAAGAAGTAACTAAAGATGGTTTTATTTTAAAATATAAAGGTTTTTACACTTCTGAACAATTAAATAAAATAAAAAATGGTATGTCTAACTATGAAGAAATAGAAGGAAATTTCATAGATTTAGATGAATATAGTGAAGATAAATAGGAGGAAAAATGGCTAAATTTCAACATGGTACAAGTTATAAAGAAATGCCTTCAGGGTTAAAAATATTTGTAGAAACTCAAACTCCAACTGTAATAGTTGGAACAGGTACTGTTAATATGGGAGATATGAGCTGTGTCAATAAACCTGTTCTTATACAAAATGCGAAAGATGCAGCAACATATTTTGGAAGCACTAACAATATAAAAGGATTTACTATAAATGAAGCATTATACTTAGCTTTTAATGTATTTAATGTAAAGCCCATTATTGTTATAAATGTTTTAAATCCTAGTGAACATAAAACTGCACATACTGAGGAAGGAGTTGTTGTAAAAGACTTTAAAGCAACTCTTGTCAAACCTGGAATTATAAATGATGAAAATTTGGTTGTTAAAAACAATGAAACATCTGTAGTAGTTCAAAAAGAAAAATATACTTGTTCATTTGATGATGAAGGAAAATTAACTGTTACATTAGCAAAAACAGAAACAGCAATTAAAAAAATAGATGTTTCATATAATTTCTTAGATGTTAGCAAATTAAAAGAAACTGATGTAATTGGAAGTATAGATCCACAAACATTAGAAGCAAAGGGACTTGAATGTTTGAAGGAAATATTCCCTAAATATTCAATGATACCTAGTTGTGTAGTTGCTCCTGATTTTTCAACAGCAAAAATAAGAGTAGCATTAGATGCTAAATCAGCTGTTATAAATGATAAGTGGGCATCTATGTCAATTCCTGAAATGCCTAATACAACTAAGTATGGAGAAATTATAGCATTTAAAAAAGAAAAAAATTATATAGATGCTGACCAAGCAATAACTTGGGGTTGTCCATATATAGAAGATGAAGTATTTCACTTTTCAACAGTAATGGCATTACATATGCAGTCAATAGATGCACAATTTGATGGAGTTCCTTGTGAAAGTCCTTCAAATAAGAATATCAAAATGCAAGGAGTTGGATATTATGATGGAAGTACATTTAAAAAAGTTAATTTAGATGAAGCTGAAGCTAATCTATTAAATGAAAATGGAATTTCTACAATAATAAGACAGCCAAATGGAACTGTATTCTGGGGTAATAGAACATCAGTATTCCAACCTGGTGGAGAAACAGATCCAAAAGATATTTGGATACCAGTTAAGAGAATGTTTAAATACATAGGTAATACAATAATGCTAAACAACACTGTTGAAGTAGACAAAGGAATGACACCTTCACAAGCTAAAAGCATAGAAACTAATATAAATGTTTGGCTAAACTCTCTAACTAATGATAATAAGTTACTTGGTGGAAGAGTTGAATTTAAACCTGAAGAAAATTCTGAACAAGATATGATAGCAGGAAAATTCAAATGGCATATTTATTTAGGAGCAATTATTCCAGGGGAAAGCTTGGAATTTAGATTGGAGTATGATTCTAAATATTTAAAATTATTATTTCAAAGATAGGAGGATTAAATGATAAGGTCAACAATAATTGAAGATGCAATTATAAGATTAAATGGAACAGATGAACTAGTAGGAATAGCAAATATTACCTTACCTGACATAGAGCATAAAACAGAAACTATAAGTGGATTAGGAGTAATAGAACATGATGAACCTATTCCAACAGCATTTAATGCTATGAAATTACAACTTAAATTTATAAACAGAAATAAAAATATTATGTTTGGATATGGAAGTAATGTAAATTTAACAGCTAAAGCAGCAATATTAGTTGAAGATTCAGAAACTCATGAAAATGATGAGATTGAAGCGATTTTTTCATTTAAAGGAAAAAGAATTAAAACAGGTGGTGGAGATTTAGGTAAAGCTGTAAAAAATGAAACAGAATTAGAATTCTCATTGACTTACTATAAAGAAGAAATTGATGGAAAAGTTATACATGAAATTGATGTGTATAACAAAAAAGCTATTGTAAATGGTAAAGATTTATATGAAAAAGTAAGAAGTATTTTATCTTAGGAGGATGAAAAATGGAAAAATTTAAAGAAGAATTAAAAGAAGCTAAAGAAGAATTAAATAGAATAAATGGAGTAATTGAAACAGAAATTGATGAAAAAATTGATGGAGAAGAAGAAAAAGAAAAAGGCTTAATTAGAAAAGTTAAAATTTCTGATGGTAGAGAGTTTATTTTTGATTTTGGTAAATTGACAGGAAATTCCATAATTGAAATAAAGAAAAACTATGGAAAATTAAGAAAAAAAACAGCATCTCTTGTTGAAGAACTAGATGATTTTTATTATATGCTTGTTGCAGAATATGTATCAAAGTATAAATATACAACATTTTTAAAACTTTCTTATAAAGATTTTGCAAAAATAAGAGACGAAGTTAAAGATTTTTTGCTGGACGATTAATAGAAGATCTTGAAAGAGAGCAATCGAAACTTTTAGATGAATTAATAATTGAATTAAACAATCCATTAGGTGTAAATATGAATATTTCATACTCATACTTAATGGGTTGTGATATATATAGAATAAAAGAATTAATACAAACAGTGGAAGAAAGTATAAAAAGAAGGGGGTGATGTTCTTGGCAAAGAGAATGGATTTGATTATGAAAGTACAAGGTCTCATAGATAAATCACTACCTGGAAATTTAAAAAAGTTAGCTAATGAAGTTAAGAATTTAAGAGCTGAAAGACAAAAAATGGAAAAAGCTCAAAAAACTTTAAAAGCTCAAAAAGAATTAAATAAAGAAATAACAGCTAATGTTGCTAAATATAGAAAACTTAGAAATGAATTAAAAGCTTTAGATGAGATTAAAAAGAGAAATGTTAATCTAACAGAAGCTGAAAAAAAGAAATACGAAAGCTTAACTAAAAAAGCTAAAGCCTTAGAAACTACTATAAAATCACAATCTAAATCATTCCAAAAATATGGAATGGAACTTAAGAAATTAAAAATACCTTTTGATAATTTGCAAAGTGAAATAGACCAAACTATAAGAAAAGAAAAAGAGTTAATAGCTCAACAAAAAATAGTTGCTAAAAGTCAAGGTTTTTTCAAAGGTGCAAAAGATAAGGTAAAAACTGGAATGAAAGTTGCAGCAGTTGCAACAGTTGGTGCTGCAATTGGAATAGGAACTTCTTCCGCCAAAGAATATTTAGAATTTGATAAGCAAATGATTAAAGTCAAGGCTTTAACAGGAGCGACAGCACAAGAATATGAAGCTTTAAAAAAGAAAGCTATGGAAGTTGGAAAAACAACAATATTCACATCTGAAGAAGCTGCAGCTGGAATGGAAAAGTTTGCCTTAGCTGGATTTAAACCAAAAGAAATAATTTCAGCAATACCACCTATTTTTGATTTAGCAACAGCATCAGGAGAAGATTTTATAATGATATCGGATATGATATCAGATAACATGACTGCTTTTAATATTGGAATAGATGACGTAGGACATGCTTCAGATATTTTAGCTAATACAATGTCAAGAAGTAACACTAATATACAAATGCTAGGAGAAGCATTTAAATATGTATCTTCGTCAGCTAATAACTTGAATATAGACTTATCAACTACATCAGCTGCAATTGGTTTAATGGGAGACCAAGCTATAAAATCAGGACAAGCTGGTAGAGATTTGAAACAGGCATTCTCAAAAATAGCAGATGCTGGGGTACAAAAGAAATTACAAAAATTAGGAGTTAATGTCAAGGATGCAAAAGGGGAGTTTATAGGACTTGTTGATTTTGTTAGACAACTTGAGAAAGTTACAAAAATGAGTGGAATAGACAAACAAGCATTCTTAAAAGACTTATTTGGTGACCAAGGTAGTTTAGCTATGAATAAATTACTGACTGCAACAAAAGAAGTCAATGGTGTTATGTACGAAGGAGCAGATGCCTTAGCTGAATTTGCAAAAGAAAATGAAAATGCAACTGGAAAAGCAAAGGAAATGGCTCAAACTATTCTTGATAGTGATTCAGGAAAATGGGCTTTAGTTGAATCAGCAATATCTGATGTCAAATTGAAAATAGGTAAAGCTATATTTTCTAGTGGTGGAACTCAATTGATGGATACAGTTATGAGTTGGTTAAATGAACTTTCAAATGTTCTTGATGGGAATTTAAATGAAAGTGAAGCTAATAAGTTCTGGCAATCATTTATTGAAAATGGAAAAATGGCTTTAAATTCTATAAAAAATATAGGAATTGTACTTTGGAATGTCTTTAAAGTATTAAATACTATTGGAATAGATAATATCTTAGTTTTTGTAACAGTTTTTACTGCAACATCAAAAGTATTAAAATTTGCAGGAGCTGTAAAAGAAGTATTCACAACTGTAAAGGCTGCTGGTGGAATTATGTCAGCATTAAAAGCTGGAATAGCTGCTCTAGGTGGTCCGATTAGTTTAGTTATAGCTGGTGTAGCTTTACTTGGTTTTATAATCTATAAAAATTGGGATAAAATTAAAGTATTTTTTAAAGCTGCTTGGAAAACTGTAAAAGGTATGGGAACTATTATAAGTGGTATTTTTAAAGCTGTTGTTGATGGAGTAGTTAATCTATTTAAATGGCTTTGGAATAAGCTAAAAACTTATTTTAATAACTTTGGATTTCTATTATTAGGTCCGATAGGAATATTTATAAAATTAGGGCAACTAATATATCAAAATTGGGATTTGATAAAAGAAAAATTAAGTAGTGTTTGGGAATACATAAAATCTATTCCTGAAAAAGTTGTAGAAACTGTTCTTAATTTTATATCAACAATTGGAAATTTCTTAGTTAACCCGGTTAATGAAGTAATAAATGGAATAAAAAATTTATTTATAAAACTTTGGGATACTGCTGTTCAATTTTTCAATAACTTTGGTTTCTTATTATTAGGTCCGATAGGAATATTTATAAAATTAGGAACTGTTGTTCATGAAAATTGGGATCTAATAAAAAATAAAATTTCATCAATATTTGAGTCTTTTAAAAACACTATTAAAAATCTTGCTGAACAGATAAAATCATTTTTTGCAAATCCTTTTGAATATATGTCAGAAGCTATTGCTGGAGCAAAAGAAAAGGTTTTAGACTTTGCAAGAAAAATTCCAGGAGTTAAATACTTAGTTGGAGAAAAAGAAAATGTAGCAAAAGTAAATGGAAGTCATGCTAATGGTCTAAATTATGTACCATTTGATGGTTACATTGCTGAACTTCATAAGGGAGAAAGAGTCCTAACAAAAGATGAAAATGAAAGTATATTTGGAAGCTTAAGAAATAGATTACATAGTGCAACTCAAAGTAATCAATCAGAGAATAGTTCTAAAGAAACAAATGTTACTTATCAAATAAATAATACTTTCAATTTTACTGGAGTATCAGAAGATACTAAAAATAGTATTATAGAAAAGTTGCAAGAAAGTTTGAATGAACTTCAAAGACAACTAGAAAAAATAAAGGAGGAAAGAGAAACTTATGCAAGAACAAGTTTATAAAACAGAAGCTGGAGATACATGGGATCTAATTGCCTTTAAACTTTTTGGTAATGAAAATCTTATGCAAGAACTATTAGAAGAAAATATTGAACTTTCTGAAATAGTTATCTTTCCAGCAGGAGTTGAACTTTCTATTCCTGAAATAAAAGAAGATAAAAAGAGAGGTGTTGCTCCATGGCTAGTTCAAATTTAGTTAGGAGAGCCTCTCCTACATTTTTTATAAACAATAAAGATGTAACTGAAGAAATGTTAAAACATATAGTTGATATGGAAATTGTGGACAACTTGGAAGGTACATTAGATGAAATAATAATAAAGCTTAACAATGAAAACAATAGATTTCTAACAACAAACTGGGCTATTCCAAAAGGAACAGAAGCAAAAATAGGAATAAAAACTTTAAATTGGAATAGTGAATTTGAAGGAGAAAGCTACAGTGACATAGGAATTTTTAATATAGATATAAGGCAATTTAATAGAAAAACTGCAACATTTAAAGGAATATCTGCACCACTTAGTTCAAGAGATGCAAAAAGGTCTAAAATATGGGCTAATATTTCTTTAGAAGCACTTGGAAAAGAATTTGCTGATAGATACAAGTTAAAGTATTTTTATAAAGTTAAAGAAAATATAACATTAAAAAATATAAAACAAGAAGAAGAAGAAGATTTCTCTTTTTTAAATAAAATTGCACAAGAAGAAGGAGTAAAACTAAAAATATCTAGTGGAATCCTTATATTATTTGAAGAAGAAATATTATCAGAAAATACAGCATTATTAAGTATTAGTTTAGATAATGTTGAAGAGTTTGAAATAAAGGATAAATCAAATGATATTTATGATGCAATAGAAGTAAAATACTTTGATACTAAAAAACAAAAAGAAGAAAAGGTTATTATAACAAAGCAAGAATTAGAAACTGGACAAAAATCAGATAATTATAAAAAAGTTTATTCTATAAAATCTAGGGCTAAAAGTGGAGATTTAAAAAAATTAGCAAAAAAAACTCTTGAAAATATAAATAAAAGAGAAATAGAAGCTAGTTTAAAAATTATAGGATGTAAAGAGTTATACAGTGGTTGTATTATCTCATTATCTGATGCTGGAGAGTTTTCAGGAAATTATGTTGTAACTAGACTTCAACATAATTTTCCAAAATTCATTACATCTATTGAAATGTACAAAATTAAAAAAGATATGAAAGAGGAGAATAAAAAATAATGACAAAATTAGAAGGAGCAGTAGGGATTATTCAAAGTGTTAATACAGCTGATTATACAGCTTCTGTTAAATTTCCTGAATATAACAATGAAATATTAGATGGGCTACAAATTTTATCTCCTATAACATTTGGAAATAAGATAACTTCTATTCCAAAAGTTAATACTCCTGTATTTTGTATATTTCTAGGAGATAAAACAGAAAAAGGATATATAATTGGCAGTTACTTCTCTGATGAAAATGTAAGTAATTCACAAGAAGATGAATATAAAATTGATTTTCAAGGTTCAAGTTTAACGATAAAAGAAGATGGGAACATAGAATTAAAGGGAACTTTAACAAAAATAGATAGTGAAGTAATTATAACTGGAGATACTACAATAGAAAAAAATATGACAGTAACTCAAAATGTAACAGTTAGTGGTGGAATGTCAGCTAAAAAAGGTTTTGAAACTGAAAAAGCTACATTAAAAAATGGGAAATTAGATGTTCAATCTATTGAATATAAGGAGATGAGTAAGAAATGAATGTACTAAGTAGATTAACAAAAGATTTCTTAAATAATTTTACTAACTTAAATTTCTCGAGTAATTTAGGAAGTTATGGAGATATCGTTTTTACTGTAACTCGTGATAATGTTTTAACTCCTGAAGGGATAGATTTAACTATATCTTCTAAAATTGAAGAACATGACAATTTAGGAGAAGCTCCTTACACAGAATTTATTCATAGAAATTTAAGAGCTATTTCTTTAAATATAAAGTTAGTTTATACATTAACAAATATAAGTGATGCTTTATTAAAATTAGAAAAGATATGTGAAAATGGAGAGTATTATCCACTTATTTTAGGAAATAAACCTTTGTCAAAATACGGATTTATTTTAATAGATTTTAAACAAGGAATAAAAAGCACAAATTCAAATGGAGAACTAGAAGTTGTAAATTGTTCTTTAACCTTAAAAGAATATATTCCAAAGTTAGATAGACTTCTATTACCTACAACGAATAACTTAACAACAGAAAATAAAGAGAATACTAGAAACAACAATAATAATAGAAGTAATCAAAAGAATACTAAAAAAAATAAAAAGGTTTTAAAGAAAAAATCTAAGACTAATGTTTATTCAAAAAATAAAGATGAAAAAAAATGGCTACGTGGATTAGTTGAAGATGATTTAAGAGGATATTAATAGGAGGGTATATGATAGTTTCAAATAATGTTGTTCCTAAGCATCCAAAATTAATGGAATTATATGTTCTATTAAATACAAAAAGGGGAACAGTACCACTCCATAGAGATTTAGGGATAGATAATAGAATGATAGATAGACCAATTACAGTTATAAAAAATAATATATTTAATGAATTGCAAATGCAAGTAAATAAATATATTAAAGGGCTTACATTAAATAATGTTTATTGCAAGGCAACTGAAAATGGTCTTGAAATTGAATGCGAGGTTGAAATAGATGAAAGAATTTAATTTAATTGACTCTAATCCTGAATCAATATTAGCTGATGCTTTGAGATTCCATGAAGAAATTACAGGAGAAAGATTAGAGTTATGTACAAAAGAAGCATATTTATACTCAACGGTTGCAGCACTATTAGCAAATATAAAAGCTAATATGAATGATGTAGCAAAGCAAAACTTCTTGAAATATTCAAGAGAAGAAAGACTAGATTTAAAAGGAAATTTCTATGGTGAAAGAGGTATTAGATTAAAAGCAAATAAAGCAAGAACTACAATTAGATGTCATATATCATCAATTGTAGCAAAAGATGTAATTATAGCCAAAGGTACAAGGTTTCTCTATAAGAATTATATGTTCTATACAGAGCAAGAATATAAAATAAAACAAGGGCAGACTTATGTTGATGTTATAGCTGTAGCTGAAATTGCTGGAGAACTAGGGAAAATACTAGCTGGAGACATTAAAGAAATAGTTGATAGATATGAGTATATTAAAGAAATAACTAATATAACTGATGTAACAGGTGGTAGAGAAGAAGAAAATGACGATGAATATAGAAAAAGATTAGAGCTTATTCCAGAATCATTTACTACAGGTGGTTCAGAAGGTTCGTATGAATATTGGGTTAAGAAATCATCAAATCTTGTTACAGATGTATTTATAAACAGTCCTAGACCTAATTATATTGATATTTATGTTGTTAATGGACTAGAACATCTCTCACAAGAAGAAAAACAGAAAATAAAGAATTATATAACTGAAAACAAAAATATAAAAGTTTTAAATGACCAGTTAGAAATAAAAGATCCAGTTTTTCACAATTATAATATTGATTTAGATTACTGGGTATACGATAATTCGTTAGTATCGAAATCAGAAATAGAAAAAGAATTAAGAAGCTCATTAGAACAATATACTAAATCCTTTAAAATGGGAGAAAGCATAAATTTACAAGATATTATAGATATTTCTAAAAATGTGGAAGGGATAAGAAGAGTTGAAATAAAATCACCTCAAACTTATATAGGACAAAAGTTCCATTTAGCAAAATGTGGAACTATAACAATTTCATATAAAGGAGCAGAATCAAGATGAAAGAGCAAAATTTTATATATGATGTTACAAATATAAGAGATCTCGCTCCTGACATTTTAAGGAATGATAAACAATATAAAATAGTTTTAACTGTAATAGATGCACTTATATCTAAGCATATTGTTGCTAATATAGAATATTTAGAGTTTCTTGAAAGAATAAACACAATGGAAGAAAAAGAAATTGACCTAGTTGCAAAAGAATTAAGTGTTGATTTTTATGATTTCTCTATGTCTATAGAAGAAAAAAGAAAAGCTTGTAAATTATCTTTCCAAATCCATTCAATAAAGGGAACAAATAAAGCTATTCAAGATGTCTTAAATATCTTCTATGAAAAAGCTAATATATTAGAATTTCCTGAGTTTAATGGAGATAATGGAACTTTTAAAATAGAAATTATGGGAACAACTAAAAGTAATTTAAATATTATGATAGATAGAGTTGAAAAAACTAAAAAAAAATCACAACATTTAATAGGAATTACTTTCAAAAATAATTCCATATCACCTTTATATGTTGCAACACATATGAGATACGGAACAAGAGTAATTTTATATCCACAGCAAGACTATTTTTATCTTAATAATTTAAATTTAGTAAGTAAAACAGGAAAATATATTTTAGAAAAAAGGGGTGTTAATAATGGCTGAATTTAATAGTCACATAATAACAAATGCTGGAAGAAATCTTTTAGCAAGGGCATTAGCAGGAGAAGGAAAAGTTATATTTACTAAAGCCGCATTTGGAGATCAGAAACATTCAGGAAACTTAAGAGAAGTTACTGAATTAAAAAATAAAAAGCTAGATTTAAATGTGATGAATATAAGAAATGATAATGGTACTGCTGTTTTAACAGTACAAATATCAAATCAAAATGTAGATCAATCATTTCAAACAGAAGAGTTTGGAGTTTATGCCAAAATAGAAAATGATGTATCAGAAGTTCTTTATTCTTATACAACTGCTGTATCAGCTGATACTTTTCCAAATAATAGATTAGGAAAAACATATGAATCTATACAAGATATATACATGGCGATTTCTAGTGATGTAGAAGCTGAAATATATGTAAGAGATGGTGTTATTTATTTAACAAGAGATATAGCTAATCAAGTTTATACAGAAACTGGAATCACAGCAGTTGGTACATTAAAAGGAAGAAGTAATTTAGAAGAAAATAAACAGTATCTAGCTGATAATGGACATTGGTATAAAAATATTGGTGGAAATAGAAGTTGGAATTCTTTAGGAACACCAGATGAACAATTAATTCCAATTACATGGGAATATTTATATAAAAGTTTAAATACAAAAGAAGGTCAATTAATTCAAAATTTAAATGGACTTTTAGGAAAAAATAATGGTCAATTTCCAGTAGACCAAGCAGTTGAAGGAAATGTTTATTATTTCCCAGCTAACCAAAAATACTATTACTGTTTAAAAAGCCAAAGTGGTAGAACAAGTGTTCCAAATGCTGACTTTGAAGAAATGTCAATTTGGGCTAATAAAAAGAAATTGGAAAATCTAACAAGAAAAACAATCTTACTTTTTTATAATGGTGGGTCATTGGTTCCTGATGGAACTACATCTATTGCTATAAATGAAAATTGGTATTTTTTTGGATTAGGTGTTGGAACAGCTGTTCAATCTGGAAAAGAAAGAATGTGTTTTTTATTTAGAACTATATTTCAATCAAACAATGATATTTTGAGATTTAATGGAATAGAAATTAGATATAATGCGACAAACAAGACTTTAAAAGTTATAAACAATGGTGGAAATCTATACTTCTTAGAGCAATATTCTAGTTTAATTTAAAATATTTCTATTTAAAACTATAAAAAGTTAATAAATTTGAAAATCTATACAAAATGAAAGGAGAAAAAATATGTTCTATATATACACAAAAGCTAAGAGGGCAGAGGTAAAGTTTTCAGTTAATCTAACTGCACAAGAAGTTAGAGATTATATGAATAATAATCTATTTCTAGATTATCCTGAATTAAATAAAGATGATTATATTATAGTTGAAAGCAATGAAGCATTCAAAAATCCAACTTATGATCCTTCAACTAATATGATAAGAGAAATGTCAAGAGAAGAACTAATTGAAGAAGGAATAGAAGTTCAATTAGAACAAGGAGAAGTTGTAAGAGACAAAAAGATTGTGAAAATCCCTAAACCAAATAAAAATGAAAAGTATTTAACTTGGAATAGAGATTCTGCTGTATGGGAATATGATTCAAAAAGAGAAAAAGATGACTATTTTAATTTAGTAGATCAGTTAAAAAATGAAGCATTAGAATATGGCTTTGACTATAAAAATCATAGACAAAGATTAAGAACAAAAGATTTAATATATATGGAAATTTCTATTAAATCATTAGAAATTGGGAAAAAGAAAACTAAAAAAGATTTAAAATCTACCTGGTATTTTCAAGATGGATTTGGAATGCCAATGTCAGTAGCAGATTTAGAAGATATGATGTTTTCGGGAACAATGTTTATTCAATCAATATTTAATACAGAAAGTTTTTTTAAAACAGAAATTGAACCTAAAGAGTTAACAATATCAGAATTTAAAGATAAAGTAAATGAATTACATAATTTAGTCATGAAGGCTGTAGGAGGCAACGAATGAAAGTAGCACTTATAATTGGACATAATAAAAGATCTGAAGGAGCTTATTCACAAATAGTTGGGAGTGAATATAGTTATTGGAAAAGAGTAGCTGAAAAAATAAAAACAGTTATACCTGATTTAGTTGATGTATATGAAAGAGAACCTAATCAATATTACACAAGAGAAATGTATAAAGTTTTAGAACAATTAAATGCTAATGATTATAAGTTATGCATTGAACTCCATTTTAATGCTGTTGAAAATAAAATGGCGAATGGCTGTGAGTGTTTAGTTTACTATAGGAACAATAAAGCTAAAGACTTAGCAATTAATTTTATGGCAAGATTACAAAATGTATTTGGAAGTAAAATAAGAGGTAATCATGGAATAATAGAAGTTAAGGATAGCAATGTTAGAGGAGGCTATGGAATATGTAAAAGTAAAGATACTTACATACTTGTAGAACCTTTTTTCGGAACAAATAATGATGAAGCATTAAAGTTTTCTATAGAAAGTGATGTTGTAAATTTATTTGTAAATTTTATTAAAGAAATCTAGGAGGATAATATGGCAATATTAGATAAAACTTTAGAAATAGTAAATAAATTTGTCCCTGACAAAAATGCACAAGCAGAACTTGAAAAAGAATTAAGAAGATTAGATATTGAAGATGCTAAAACTAAGCAAAAACTTTTTGAAAAGATAATACCTATAACTTTTCCATTATGTGTTTGGATTGGTTGTGCTTGGTGTGCCTGGGGGCTTATATTATCAATTTTGGCTTTTATTTTAGAAAGAAGATATATATTCTTTGAAGTAAATGTTCCTACATTTTTAATAATGTGTTGTGGAATGTTTGGTGCAGGATTATGGGGTAAAAAGAATATAGGTGAATATTTTAAAGGAAAAAATAATAAAGGGGATGAAGAATGAAACAAATAATTTTTCTATTATTAATGTCATTTTTTATTAAAGGTTGTGCTAATAGTGATCCTGGAACAACTGTAGTTGATATCCCTCTTAAAGTAGAAAATATATCTAAGGAACAATTAGAAGAAACAGTAAAAGATAAAACAGTAACAGTTGAAAAAGTGGGAAAAAAGAAATTTATAAGAAAAAAGTTATAGAAGCACAATACACAGAATATATTTTTAAATAGGGGGAAGAGACATGACAGTAGAATTTTTAGAAATTATTGCAAAAATCTGTGCATATGCGATAGCTTTTTTTATCTGGCTAATTGGAGGATGGGATACTCTCTCGCAAGTATTATTTGGATTAATGTTTTTAGATTTTTTAAGTGGAATGTTTGTTGGCTACAAAACACAAAATCTTAATTCTAAAAGAGCTTTTAAAGGTTTAAGAAAAAAGCTCTTAATCTTAGTTATATTGTGTGGTGCTTCTTTGATGCATAAATTAGTTCCAGAACTAGCTTTTAGAACTTTAGTAGGATTATTTTATTGTGCTAATGAATTACTAAGTATAGCAGAAAATGGAGCAAGAGCAGGATTACCTATCCCACAAAAATTAAAAGCAGCTCTTGAGCAGTGTAAAGGAGATAAGTGTAATACAGATTCTTTAAAAGATAAAGAAAAAAATATAAAACCTGAAGATATAAAGCCTGAAGATTTTGATAAAGAAATTAAATAAATTTGAAGGGTAGGATTTTCCTACTCTTTTTTATTGAAAATAAAAAAAAGATATAAAAAATATCTTGCCTTTTCCTGAATATATAAAGTATAATGAATATATGATAACAAATTTAACATAACTTAGATATTATTATGGTTGAAAGAAGGATAATTAGAAAAAGATAAAAGATAACGATAGCTACAAAAAAAGATTAAAAAATTAAAAATTATCAAAAAATGTATAATATAATACAGTTCAAATCCCTCTCTCACCGCCATATAACACTGATTTATTGAGTATTAGCGGTACTCAAAAAATTATTTTGACAGGTTTTGACAGGGTCGAAAGTCAAACAAAATACATAAATATCTGGGTTACCATTAGTTTTAATGGTAACTTTTTTTATTTTGATTGACTTAGTAAGTTTATCAGATACCTATTTTTTCATTAATTATAGATACTGTTGATAAATTACTCTTATTCATCTGATGTACATATATATCCATTGTAGTTTTAGCACTGCTATGTCCCAAGAACATTTGAATGTCTTTTACATTTACATTGCTTTCACATAATATTGTTGCACAGCTATGTCTTAAATCATGAAACCTAATATGTGTTAAATTATGTTTTGCTAAGAATTTTCTAAAACTATTAGTCAAAAACTTAAGTTTGTATAATTCTCTACCTTCTTCTCTTATATAAAAAAGAAGTAATAACATAAAAGAAAAATATTTATTTCCTGCATTTTTTGAAAAAGAAGAAGATGTATCTAGTATTTTTTTCCTGATTTAGAAGTAGCTTTTAGTTTTTTAAAAAAGCTTTATATATGACAAAATATTGTTTAGAATTGGATATTGATGGTTTAGAAAATATTCCAACAGCAAAAGAAATAAAAAAATTGAAACTCTAATTACCATTAAAGTCAATATGTTAGAGTAAAAAAGAAATCAAAATAAATCAGTGGATACAACAGTTACTTTACCAAAATAGTTAAAAAGCACTACAATAGAAAATAATAAATTTATTGAGTATTTTGAAAACTGTATTACTAAAGGAATTAGATTTATAGTAACCTGAGAGGTTTAATTTTTCCATTTTTATAAATAGGACTATGTTTGGAAATTTTAGAATAAATTTATAATTTTTAATTATTGACATAAAAAAAAAAGATGTATATAATAATCATATATAAAAATATTTATATTTTAGGAGGTGTTATTATGAAAAAAATGATTAATGATTTTGAAAAATATTTAAAAGAAAATTTAAAAAAAGTTAATGAATTAGCAGCTAAGAATGAGGTAAGGGACTTAAATGGAAGAATTTGTATTGCAAAAGATGATGAATGGAAAGATGAAGTTGAATGGGAAGAATCTACAACAAAAACACCTTCTAAAATAATATGAAGGAGGGATTAATTTGGAAATAAAGGTATATGCAGGTGAAGTATGGTTTGTTGATTTTCCGTATGAAGAAGATCCAGCTCATATTATTCAAAGACCAGTTGTTGTTTTAAGTGAGATTGATAATCAAGGTACTTTAGAGGTTTTGTCTGTTAAAGTTACTTCAAAGGATCCAAGAGATGAATATGATGTACCTATTATAAAATATACTGAAGCAGGTTTAAGGCTAAAAAGTGTTGCTCGTACATCAAAAGCTATCAGATTAAATAAAGATTATTTTATAAAGAAGTTTGGGGAATTAGATGAATTAGATTTAGAGTCTATAATTGAAGCATATAAAAGGTACCTTGAAAATAATTAA